ACTCGGAATCCCCAATCGACCGAGTGCCGAGGGAAAGAAGGGTTGGGGAGTGCGCGATACGGCGAAGGAGCTAGATCGTGCTCTGGGCGGAGTGAGTGAGGACTTGCAGCTTGCCCGTCTAGTTCGCATGAATCCCGCACTGAAGAACATCAAGGATCGAGCGACAGCGATTCGAGTCGTCAAGCAGACGGCTAAGAGGATGGTGAACGAAGAGGAGGCTGTCGTATCCGGTGATGTGTCCTGTGCCGATGAAGTCTACCTGGGTGAGGCTGTCTCGATCTTATCCCAGCTTCCCCAAACCGTATTCGATTTCTGCATCACCGATCCACCGTGGATGAAGTTCGAGAAGTCTGACGATCCTACGTTGAAAAGAGACGATTTCACATTGCCCGTGTTTCAGGCACTCTACCGGACAATGAAGTTCGACTCGATCATGTATATGTTCGTCGGAGCAGACGATTTCGAATTTTACAAAAAGAAGCTACCAAATATTGGCTGGAAAGTGCAGGGACATCCATGCGTATGGGTAAAAGAGGGGAGTTTATCGAGGACAGGGGTCCGGTCATGGGAACATGGACGGGATTTGGAGCTTATCCTGGTGGCCGCCAAAGGTTCACCTGTTCTCGCATCGAGCACTCAGGTCTCCTCTATATTTCACCATGCGGTTGTGCCATCGAAGCATCTGATTCACCCGAACGAGAAACCCGTTGGTCTCCTAGAGAAGATAGCAAAAAACTGCTCATACGTCGGTTCGTTAGGGGTTGACCCGTTTGGTGGTTCTGGATCATTCGGTGTGATGTGTGATAATCTCAAACGTCATTACACCATCATCGAGAGGGAGCACGACAGATACAAGAAGATTCAAGAACGGCTGACGAGGAAGAAGGCGAGCCGAGTCGATGATTGAGCGGAACTACGTGCGTGGGGAGGGACCACTTCACGCCAAGCTAATGGTTATTGGAGAAGCTCCCGGTGGAGATGAAGACCGTGAGAGACGTCCATTTGTCGGCGCTTCAGGCCGTTTGCTTAATAAGTTTCTACACGAGGCCGGCATCGAAAGAAGCCAGGTATACGTTACAAACATTGTCAAAATCCGTCCACCTGACAATAAGTTTGAAAGACTTAGAGAGTATGGAGTCTCTCCGATCGATTTCTTGCCCGAGTTGTGGGACGAGATCAGAGCCGTTCGACCTAATTGCATACTTGCCCTCGGAAAGAATGCTCTTAAATTTCTCACTGGACGCTCTGGCAAAGGTAATTCAATCACGGAAAACAGAGGTAGTATCCTGCCGCTCGTGTCGGCGTCGAGATGCGAATGCAAAGTTATAGCCACCTTCCATCCGGCGTCCCTTCTCCATATGCGCGGCTCGGACTTGGCAGATCCGATGCAACGCATCTTCATGCAGTCTGATTTCAAGAAAGCTGTTGAAGAGAGCGAATCGCCAGAATTCAACCTACCTCGTAGGTCTCTACTCGTAGCTCAAAACTCGCAGGACGTATGGAGATACATCAATAGGAATCGGGATAAGATAAACCCACTCACTGGACGCAAGCTAATAGGTCTGGACATTGAAGTCAAGAGTGCCATTCCCACAGTCTTAGGTTTATCATTCGATCCATACGAAGCTCTAGCTATTCCCCTCTTAGATTTTCCATCAGCCCATCACGATGGCGACTGTCTCTGTGTCAGCCCCAGGGACGTAGCTGATTCTCTCCGAACGGTCTTCCAATACATCAACGACGAGGAAGTAGATATTGTAGGTCAGAACTTCAAGTTCGACCATGACAAGATCGAACCTCGGGGCATGTGTGTCAAGGGACGAATCATTGACATCATGCTCATCCACGCTACGGTCTATCCTGAATTCCCCAAGTCCATTGAGTTCATGCTTTCCGTCCATACTCGTGAACCATTCTACAAGAATGACACGATGTATAAGACGTCGCTGCGTAACCTGTGCATTGGGTGCGGGCGTGATGCTGCCGTTTCTGTTGAATTGGCTGGCATTCTCTTGCCTCTCCTCAAGGAATTTGGACTCTGGGACTTCTATTTCGGCTACGACAAGTCAAGCTGGAAATGGCCGCTCTGTGTGGAGCAGCTTCACAATATGTATCGTCAGATGGATCATGTAGGATTTCCATTTGACAAAGACAAGAACAAGGAGTTAAAGCACAAGTATTCTAGCATGGCTGCCACTCAGCAGGTCGAACTGGACCTATTGGTCGGAGCTAAGGTAAACGTCAATTCGTGGAAGCAAGTAGCCTTCCTGCTATACGAGCATCTGAAGCTTCCTAAACGTGGCAAGGATGGACAGGGAACAGATGAGGACACGCTCGTAGCCCTCATGAATTCTCCAGCGACGAAGAACGAAGAACACAGACGGATCATGGAGTTGATCTTAGAAATCCGTCGCATTAGAAAGAACATTGGAACCTATCTCAATGCAGAGCTGGATTTCGATGGGAGAATGCGGACGAACTATAAGATCGTAGGAACTGAGACTGGTCGAACGTCTACTTCCAAGCAAGATCCCCCTGTCCGCCCATACCCTATGGGACTGTCATTCCAGACAATGACCAAGCATGGGGAGATCGGTCCAGACTTGAGAAAGCAATTTCCTGTCGACTCTGGTTTCTGCTATTTGCAGGCAGACTCGAAGCAAGCAGAGGCACGCGTCGTATGGCTCTTGGCTGAGAACTATGCTGGCTTGATCAGACTGGATGATCCGAATTATGACGTTCATGCCGAGACAGCCTCTTGGTTCTATCCCGGATCAGACGTCGAACTATTGAAGAAAGACAAACCGAGACGATTTACGGGAAAGACGATCCGTCACTCCGGTCACTACGACGTGAGCAAGCGTCCCTGCATGATGCGATTCAACAGTGACGCCAAGAAATTCAATCTTGACATCCAGATCACTGAATGGAAAGCCGGTCAGCTATTGGAGCTTTTCCACACGAATGACCCGTCCATCAAGGGCACATTCCATCAACAGATTAGAGATGTCGTAGATGAGACACGAGTCTTAACTTCTCCATTCGGAAGAAGGAGAGAGTTCTTCGGGAATCCAGACGATCATGGCTTCTACAAGGAAGCGTATGCTCAGATTCCCCAAGCGACAGTAGCCGACAATACGAAAAGAGCGATGCTAGGGATTCGACATGAAGTCTCTGACATTCGATTCGTATTGGAGTGGCACGATGGCTTCTTAGCTATGGTTCCAATCAAAGAGGTCGAGCTTTATGCACGGCTCTTCAATGATTGGATGGAGAAACCAATAGATTTCAGTGAGTGTTCGCTCCCGAGAAAATCCATTGTAATTCCGTGCGAATTGGAAATCTCGGAGACGACCTACTACGACATGGAAACCTATGAATTGGATCGACGACGTCCTGACGGGGACGGATCACGTCGAGACGCCCAAGCAATTCGTTAAGTGGTCACTCTACTCAGCCATTGCAGCTGTCACATCGCCAAATGTATCACTAAACAAGCAGGGAGCTTACGATCTATACCCAAACATCTATGTAATGCTCTTGGCAGAATCCGGCGTAGGTAAAGGGTTTGGCGTCTGGTTGGCAAAGTCAATGGTTACGGCGGTAGATACTACTCGCGTGTTTGCAGGGCGGAACTCGATTCAGAAGATCGTTACTGATCTGTCTATGGCAATGACCAAGGGTAAGGGAAAGGAGATGATCAAGGATGGGCGCGCGTATCTGTCGTCCGGCGAATTCGTCAATTTCCTGTTACGCGATGAGCAGGCAATCTCAATCCTTACAGAATGGTATGACACTCATTACGTTAGAGAGTGGGCAAATAGTCTTAAGAGCACTGGAACCGAAGTCCTCAAGGATATTAACGTCACCATGCTCGGCGCGTCTACCTCTGATTACCTCAGAGAGTCCGTGCCTATTGCTGCTATTAAAGGAGGATTTTTTGGGCGCCTCATGCTTATTTACTCGGCAGAGAAAGGTAAAGCAAACGCGCTCATCGACGATGCGAAAGAGTCGGAACAAGTCGCCCCGAAAGTCAAAGACTGGTCGAAGTATCTAGTGGAGCTGTCGAAGATACCGACAGGATCAAAGTTCACAGTAACGGAGAAAGCAAGAGAATTCTACAGACCTTGGTATTACGACCTACAACAGAAGATTAGAGATCGAATACTGGTTGACAAGACAGGCTATATTCATCGACTGCACGATCATGCTCTGAAGATTGCGATGATTATCAGCTTGTCTGAGGCACCCGATCTAGTCCTTACCAAGCTCCATGTAGAGGAAGGAATAGACCTAGCAGAGTCGCTCCTCACGACCATTAAAAAGACGGTAATTGGGATTGGTCTATCAGAGCTGGCACCCAAGAACGAAGTATTCTTACGATCACTGTTCCGAGCCGACGACTACAGAATGACTCGTAAGATGATGATGCAGAACAACCACAACGAATTCGATGCCATCGAGATGGATCGTATCGCCTTGACTCTTGAAGACGCAGGGTTGATTAAGAAAGCAGGCCAAGGGTCGGCGGCGGAATTTCAATTAACAATGGTGGGAAGGAAGCAATTCCTAGATATTCAAACCGAGCTAAAGAGGAAGAAATGATCAAGCGAGGAATGTATGAGCCAGAGTTCGGACCCTGCATCATCCGTCCGATGAGTGTTCATTGCAGTGAGAGAGTTCGGATAACTTGGACGTTACCAGATGGAACCAAGGTCGATACGTGGCACACTTGTCCGACTCCGGAGATGGTCGAAGCTGGAAAAAATGAGAGTCGAAAAATTCTTCCCGACAGTCCTCATCATCCTTGATCTGTGTGCTGCGGCAGTCTACCTATATCAAGGCGACTACCGCAGAGCAATTTACTGGACGGCAGCGGCGGTGTTGACGGCGTGCGTTACCTATTGATACTTCCGTCTCGCAGATCGCCGTTTCTGGACGTTGGCGCTCTCTCCAAGGAACAACAATGGAGCAAGGATAGCTGCCAGTTCAGGATTTTCCTTCTGTATGGCATAGATATCCTGCAAGAACATCGCATTGGCTTTCTTGGATACTTCCGATTTCTCTAGCAGTTCTTCCCCAGGATGGCTCATAACCCTATCTGAATCTGGAAGCCACTGAGGTTTCTCTCCAGTTATGGTCCTATTTTTCAGGTGGGTTATTGCTGTTGAGAGAGCTGGGGATGTCTTACCTTCCATAAAGGTTTGAATGGCATCCCATTCTGTTCTTGATCTATAACCTTTTCCAAATTCCCTGATTTCTCCTGTCTCTGTGTCCTTATATTTTCCACGCTTACCCACGAACATTGGAGCTAGCTGCGAAAACAATCGGATGTATGATTGATGACCTCCACTGAAATCAATTCTTACATTGCCAATTTTAACCTTACCAAAATCAGATGAGCGAGGATCTAGCTCAATATCCACTGCATCTCCACCAGCAGCTTTGAATATTGTTGCCATTCCTGCCCATTTCCCAGCAATCGTAGCTGCTGATTTGAGCATTTCCTTTCTTACGAATGGACTGGCTTTCGCATAATTGATGGGATTGAGCATATGTATTCTTGCTGCAGCAAGTCGTGGAGAGAAGAACATTGCATTGAGCAAGGGTGATGCATCATCCAACATCTTAGGTAGATTGCCACGTCCTGTCATGGCATTGACGAGTTTGGCAATCTCTGCATCTGACGAGACTTTCTTTCCCTTCTTTGCAGCATACTTTGCTGCCGATTCTGTCAAATTGTTAAACAGGTCCATTCTTGTCTGATTCAACAATCCAACGTAGCCACGTCCTGAGGCGCGCACTAGCTTACCATAGCCCGGAATTCTCTCAGCTAATTTCGACATGAAAAGTTCTTCAGTCTCATTAGCTTTCATCCCAGGTTTCGGTAGGTCTGAAATAGCTAAGTCAGCTTTTCTGGCCCTAGCATAGTTAGGGTGATTCATAATAGCCTGTTGACTCTCCTTGAAGAATTTCTCACTTCCCACAGACTTTATCATCTTAGGGATATTCTTCCGCAATTCTGGCTTGTGCAGAGCTCCAACAGCTTGGCGGAATCCAGAGAGGTCAAGAGTGGACATCATTGCTCTGGGAACATTTAGAGCATCAAAAGCTTCTTCCTTGATCCTCTTACGACCCCCAGGAGTGAAGGGATTGGGAGCCTCTCTGGTAATGGGTTTAGCAGCTGTCCCTTTCGACTGACCTAATCCAACTTTCAATGGATTCGCAGAAGATCCAGGTGCAGAAACATCTGGAGTCTTATTCCACCACGATTCGAGCTTCTCCACCCAGTCTGGACCGACTTCCTTGGCAGCTTTGGCTTTCTGCCTATCGGTCATCTTATTGACGATGGCACTGAAGTTGACAGATCCCTTCTCATTCCTCAGACTCTCGGGGAGGAACTGTTTCCATGACTCTGGGAACTTGAGCTTCGAGGCTGTTTTTACATCTTCCGGAGTGATTTTACCTTCCCGATCCAACTCCTCAAGCTCTCGCATCGTGCGCTTTCTTTGAGCTGCTGTTCTCAGGTCAGTGCGCTTTCGTCGAGGAACAGATCCGGTTTGATCGGCCAAGGTTCTCCTCAACCGACTGAAGATACCTGTGCTCTCAGGCAAAGCCTCGGTAGCTCCGACAGACTTACCAGATCCAACTTTCCTACCAAGAGGAGGAGTTCTGGTGGGAATTGCTGACGGTGGGGCAGGAACGTCTGGTGTGATAATCTCCGACGGTGAAATAGCCGGGGGATATGGAGCATTTGCTGCCGCAACTCGTGCTCTAAAAGCTTCCCTGGATTCACCGATTCTCCTAGCCAGGGGTTCACCGACCTCCTCGGCAACGACAGCACCACCTCTAACTCTCGGGTCGACTGGAGAATAGACACCTGTCCTCGCGTTCCAATCAATGACTTGTCTCTCCGCTGCTCTTCTCGCTCCCGTATAATTTGGACCAATTCCAGCACCTTCGACTGGTGGGAGATCCATCGTTGGAGGAACCCGCGGCGCAGGATACGCCGCCGAGACATCAGCAGGAATGTCAACGACGGGAATCTCCCTCGATCCGATAGTAGGAACAGGCTCGGGTGTCCTGGCGACGAATCTACCAGCTTCTCTTGCCGGGACAACACGTCCCGTAGTCGGACTAACAGTGCCGGAGGGACCTCTGACCGATCTGGGATCGAATGGCTTCCTTTCAAGAGGCGTATACGGCCTCTGAGAATGAGTAGCCACTCCCGCTTCATCGACCACAAAATGTCCTTGTGCAGAGGCGGCTCGCTGCGGGAGGAGCTTCTGGACCGGGGAGTAGGATGGCGCCTTTGGATTGATGAGTGGAGCGACTTCTTCAGCGACTTCTTTTCCTCCACGTAGCCATCTCCCTGCACCTTTGAGAAGTGGGCCAACAACCTTTCCAGTTGCCCAATCTGTAGCAAGTCCAACTGCCGACGATGATGGACGAGCTATGTTTTCATATGCCCATTGATCAAGAGCTGGAATGCTGGGCATTATGGAAGCTGGGGAGTAACTTTGTGGATTCCATTTAGGAGTCCACCTCATTTCCTCTGGACCCCAAGCCTCTCTGGGAAGCTCAGGAAGTGCGGGTCTGGTCACGCCACGAATGGGAGGAAGATAGGACGATTCCCCGCCATAGGCAGTATCCATGACTCTCGAGAACATCGATGGAGGTGCGGATGGAATGTCGGGCATCTTGCCCTCTGGCATATAGACGGGAGCACTACTCCAGTTTTTCGGGGGTGGTTCATCTATCCAATCTTCACTGGACCTATTGAATCCTGTGGGAGGTTGAACTCCCTGCTCTCCTCTAAGAATGGACTTAATTTCATCCGGTGTCGGCGGACGAGATTTATTCCATGGAATTCTATCGACCTTGCCAGTTTTCTTGTTTCGAACTGTTACTTCTGGCATTAGTATCCCTCGTCATCATCGTAGTCGATTACCTTACCAGCATTGGGGTTAAAGATGCTTTCATTACTTTCGTCTGGTGACGGCTGTCTACGGCGACCGAGAATCTCATCTTCAATAGCTACGACTCGACGCATGAACCGCTCGAACTGAATCCGATCAGGGCTACCTGGAGCAGCGGCCATTGTATCAGGATTGAGAGATCCCTCAGCAGTTACATACTTAGCCCACTTGGGATTCTCTGCCTGTGCTCTGGACATTGCTGACTGACGAGCAGTGGATTGCTCGATAGCGGAGACTGGACGATTCTCGTTTCTATCCGCACGATCCTGAGAACGAATCGTTTGACCCAGCTGACCACGAGCAGTATTGGCGTTGTAGCCAGCAATTCCAGTTCTGGTCTGAGCATCAGTCAATCGTCCCTGCTCGAACTTCCAGTCAGTCGCTTTTTGATCAAGACCAAAATCTCTCTGCTCTCCAGTCTTTGGATTGACAGAAATTCTGTGACCCTTATCATTCACAAAGGTAGTCCATCCCCGACCCTGCAATTCCTCGATCTGAGCAGTTCGATACTTTTCCAGTGATGTCTGCGCTCTCTCATCGAGGTCATGCTTTGCCATCAGACGCTTATAGTCCTGCTCGTCCTTTGCGACCTCACGAACTTCCTTCATGAAAGAGAGACGACGACCGGTAGACTTGTCTTCTAACTCAGCCTGTCGACCAAGACCCTGCTCTTTCGTAGACCATTCTTCCATCGCCCGTTGATGAGGAAGGTTCAGCGCCTCTTGACCAGCCTTCCATCCAGCACCAGCGCCCTGTTGAAGTCCCGTCGCAGCTCCGACCAATGCTGATCCGAACCGATGCCATCCCCCAGGTTTCTGATACTGGGGAATGTTCTTCATGTGTTCTTCGTATGCCTGAGTCGATGGACCCTGTCGTGTGTAAAGATCCTTCATCTCAGACAGATAACTACCCCACTCATTCTTAGGCTGTTCTGGTGTCTGAGTAGGAGCAGCAGTGGGATTCGTCATGGTATCATCGAATATGGCTTCTCGCCAAGGATTCGATTGGCTCATCATGCGATTCTGTGTGGACGGAATCTGATTCGGCATCCCGAATTTCTTCGGTTTGGGAAGTGAGTTCGTCCAGCTATCGAATGGATTTCTGAACATTTACCACCTCGCCATTCCCATTGTCGGATCATATGGAGGAGCATATCCACCACCACCGCGCAATGCGCCCGCTCCAGTCATCAATCCACCAGCAGCACCGGCCAATCCACCAGCGATCTGACCGACCTGCTGCCACGGACTCGTATTGTTGCCCTGAGCGTTGTAGCGCATCCCGATCTGCTCATTGGACATACCAGCTCGACCACCAATGCTGCGCAGGATGTTCTCGTCATACATCCCAACTTCGCCTGGAGCCTGTCCTCTCAGGTTATAGAGTCCTCGAAGTCCCTCTTCTCGTAGACCCTCACGAAACCGAGCATCAGCAGCAGACGCCGATGAGCCAGCCGAAGCAGCTGCCGCTTCAGCTCCCGCGACGCCCTCAAGACCTGAGGTTCCGAACATCCTCCCTCTTTGAAGGATGCTTTGAATATTCTGCTCCGACGACCCGAGATTTGTAGCTGCTCCCAGTCGATTCCCTGCAATAGCATTTGTCATGCTCATTTCTGTGCCGGACGCACCACCCAATCCGGCGAGCTGGTTGCCCGTTACGAGGCCTTGGAGGGCACCCTCTGACTGAGCCGCTCCCTCTGCACCCCACTGTTTCCCACCTCGAATACGATCAGCGAGTCCTAGTTCAGTGTTGAGCGACGCCTCTGCTCCGGCTCGAGACTGATCGCGTGCAGCCCTCAGAGCCATCGCATTGCTCATCGCTCCCGATCCACCTCGGATTCTCCGACCCCGCGCCGCTTCTTCTGACATAGCGCCATACATCGCGGAGATCGGCGCGTTTCCTCTCGAACGGATGTTCTGAGCTTCTTGAGCTGACACTCCGCCAGTCTTAGCAAACTCATCGAAGACTCCAGATCCTCGCATACGAGCGCGAGCTGCTTCGTCCACTCCTCCCGTTTCTGCGAACTGACGGTATTTCGCGATGTCGCCCCCGATCCTCTCACGAGTCGCAGCATCGTATCCACCCGATCCAGAAAGTTCCGATAGAGTGCCATGTCCGGCTCGCATGGCTCCCTCATCCACACCACCACCACCCATGAAGTTACGATATGAATTCGCAACCTCACCATAGGTGCCGGGGAGAGAATAGCCACCACCGCCGAATCCACCTGGAGCAGTGCCGCTCAGCAGATTACCGGCGGCCATGTCCCCATAGCCTTTTGCCATCGTGCCATAAAGTTCGTTGGATCGGCCATAGGCTTCGTTCGACCGACCAGCCTGCACATTGGAGAATTGATCGAACTGAGCATTGGTCTTCTTCTGCTCAGCCTCCAACATCTTGTTGGTAGTTTTCGTCTCACCCTTCGCCATTGGAAAGCTCCTTGACTAGAGCAATGCCTTTAACTGGTTTGAATTCGTAGTGCTTCTCGAGGATTTTCGCCAGCCCCTCGTCGTGAGCAAAGACATGGAGCTGAGTAATTCCAGCCTCTACACATCCTCGCACAGCCTCTAGCATTAGCATTTCCATTGACTGAAGTCTATCGACCTTGGCTTCACGGAGGTCCAATACAGCAATAGCCTCCGAGAAGACCTTGACGACTCCGAATGCGATGATCTTCCCCTCTTTGACCACAACCGCACTTGTGATCTGATTACTAAGGTCCGGTAGCGAGAAGACATTATCGTGGCCAGAACGGTAAACCTCGTCGATACCAGCAACGTCTTCCCTCTTGATCGGACGGATAGTAAGCAATTTATCTTCCAAGAGAAAGAATCATCTCGCAGAATGCTGTCCCTTTGTCCGTCGTGACAGCTGCTACCGTCAGGTGATTCGACGTATTGTCTGTCGGATTGAGTCTCACTTGGTAGTTCGCGTCGGGAGGCGCCAATGCACCCTCTGGGACGTGATACAGCTTCGTGATGTATTCCTGAGCCTCTGGATTCTGTTCGAGCCAGTCGTCCAAGAAGTTCTGGACATTGCTGGGCGGCTCAACAGGAGGTGGTTCTCCAAGATGGATTGGATCACTTTCCTCCTTCTGACAGATATCACAGAGACCCTGACCATTCTCTCCTGGATCCCACATATGTGGAACCTTAGACTCTGGGATCTCGTGGACCGAATCGAACCGAGAACGGCCACAATCGTCGCAAACTGCAGTGTCATTCTCACCGCCGATATAGAGATGGGTTCCATCAGACGGTGGAGGTTCAGTCCCATCAACTGGGATAGGCTCCATCCACGGCTGACCAGCAGAGATGTCCTCACCCCATGCAGGATTGGTTGGAGTCTCATCACCCGCACCGATGATGATGTCGACAACTTTGTCTGGAACGGCTCGATACATAATGGCGTCGATGGCATGGCCGTTGTGTTGATTCTGTCCGGGTCGTTTTCCGACATGACCCCAGTTGGAATCTTTCCTAGACAATTCCCAGACGACCCGCTCAGTGAACTCACCAGCAGTTGCTCCTGTGTTCTGCTGCAAGAGATGTGGGAATTCGTTGTTGACTTCCTGAACGATGTCGAACTCGTATGGGATTTCAGTCATGGGTGGCTCAATCGGTGGCTCAATCGGTGGCTCAACAATGGGAACGAATAGATCGACGCGATGTTGGGTGAGGATGTTAATATCCATCATCCGAATGTGTCCTGCGATCTCACCCTCCGTGATCGACCAGACGACTCGGATGGTGTCAGCAGTTAGGACTGTCGTGTCCATCCATGCGTCGCCACTTGGGACTACAGAATAGCCAGTGAACGAATTGAATGGATGGAGAACCACTCCATAAACGCCACTGTAATAGCAGATCCACCATTCTCCCTGAATGAAAAGAGCATGTGGTCCCCAGCATCCACCGGGGAGGATCTGTGGCATTGGAATGCCTTTGACGCGAAGGATAGATGGTCCCTCAGTCCAGATCGCCCTTTGTCCTCCAAGAAGCTGAAGATCGTAGACCACAGAAGGACTCAGATCCCATATGTATCCATCAACTTGCTGGACTACAGATTGAGCTCCTGACTGATAATTTGGAGCGTATGCAATCTCTCCCTCGGGACCAACGCTCAGAAGTCCGGCATAGGGAAGGTGCAGACCAGTCGATGCCCATAACCCAATACCAGGCAGAACTGTATGAGCCGCCCAAACTCCTCCGTCAGCAGAAAGGAAGTTGAATCCCATTCCATAGAACGGACTGGCAGGGTCTTGAATGGCTCTCCACTTTTCTCCGGTATGGACATTGTAGAAATGGAGATACCAACCTTCTCCAGTCTCACCAGGCCCACCACCATGCTGGTAGACAGCAATGTCGCCTATAGCTTTATTCAGCCAGCAGGGACCACCACCATAGTCGAACTGTGCATTGTTATAGAACGCACCCATCCCACCCTTGCCGTGGACAACATCTCCTGTCTTGCTAACGAAGGGCATCTTGAGTTACCTTTTTGAGAATGACCACTTCATTGGAGCCATCAACGACATGCTGATACTCCTCGAAGTTGGAAAGCCATCCCAGTCTGGAATCTAGAAGGTTATTCTCCCCATAACTGTATATGAGGATATACTTCACGTCTGGTCCGGCAGTCTCGAAGAATTCATTTCGAGTATCATCACCCATCTCCAGAAGGCGATTCACAGAGATCATGATTAGATCTCCAGACACGATCGGGATGAGATTGACGATTCCTGAATGAAGAACCTTTCCACGGCTCAATCGAGCATTTGCTCTATTGTATCTTCCAGCGTCGATCTCTACTCCGATCAGCTGTGCTTCCGGGTAAATGATACCAAGTTTCTGGAGCAATGATGCGTTACCACAGCCAAGATCAATGATGCTAGTTAATCTCTCATCGATGGATTTCACCATCTTAATGACAAAGCTATGAGCCTTGTTCATTGTATCTCTGGACGAGAATCCGTTGTCCGAGTAGTTCGTCTCATCTTCGGACTTGTAGAAGCGAACTGGAGAAATAACTTTGAATGGGAACTGATTACCAGATGCACCTTCTGAAGGATACACCATGCCATTCCTGTCCACAATAACTCTCTCGGATAGTGGATCACTCGACGTCACGATTTTCAGGACTGGAGTCGAAATGATAGCGATACCGTGGAGCGAGTCCCACCGGATAGGCCATTCCAACATCTGGCGCATCCAGTTAGACTCGTTCGGATAATACTCCGTGAAAGTCTGCATCAACTCATCAGCCATCTGTGCAGTCTTTTCACACTGGAAGTTGCATGGGAGATGACTCACCATTCTCACGCCAAGCCAGCGGAGCAGAATATTGCAAGCTCCTGGCCCACTGACCCGATAATGGGTAGCATCCCCAAAGGTGTCGCGCACCATCGGATAGGTCAGATCTCGCCAGTGATCCACGACCCAGTTCCGATAGAAGAATTCCTGACAACAGGACGGGAAGCCTAAGGCCTCACCAATCTTCCTGTCATCATTACTATCCCATGCCTGCATGAACTCATAGACCTTGTCCTCGTTTCCAATGACGATTCGATAGACCCATGGCTTGCCCTCGACGAATTGCATCGCTGCATTGCCATAGGTTGTGGATGCCATTGCTTCCTGTCTCAAGGGAATGACAGTCAGGCCTAGATCCGAACATGCCCGCATGAGGGTCGGCAACTCTTTCGGGTCGCAATGCTGAAGAGCTAATGGCTTCAAGTCCTGCGATACTGCCAGCCTCTCGAAATAGATCCAAGCTCTGGAAATGTCAGAGATTCGCTTCTCCCAGATTGCACGTGCTTCTGGACTGACCCAGACGATCTGAGTGAATTCTGGGACGGAAAAGTCGAGTCTTATAACCACGTTACCTCAATGCCTTTGGAACTAGAATCGCCATGGGGAGAATCGCCATGACAGTCCCCATGCGAATTGACAGACTTCGTCCCTTTGTTCAAAATTCCATCGAGAAGAATTTTCATTCTTCCCAAGTCTCTTGTGACAGGCCGACGATGACTCTCAATAATTTCCCGTTCGGTTGTTGCAAACAGATCATACCAAGTGGCACAGTGGACCGTTCGATTACGCCAATCCCCATCAATTGCCGTTCCGGGACAATTCCCTTTGCAAAAGACAAAGTATTGACAGTCTTTACATCCTCCGTGCTCTTGAGGAGTTTGGTGAAGGACAATGTATCGACTGAAATCTGGGACGTCAGCTTTGACCCAGTTGATTCCATCTTTATTAGTCCTTCCACAATTCTGAGCTGTGCCGTTTCTGGATACACCCTGGACAGCTGCTGTCGTCATCGGATCGCAAGCATTCCAGACGCACATGACATTCTGACCATCGTCTAAGAGCAACTTGCGAATGTCCTCGAATGGTTGGAAGTGAATCTCGCTTACGAGCGAATAACGATAGAGAGCATGAAACGCCCCACAGGTCTCTTGCTCATCCATCGCTAAATGTTCCATCCCATGCTCCACTTCGAGTGGATGCAGGTTGATGTGCTTGATTCCGATCCTCTCCAATTTTCCAAACCAGTCCATCAGTTTGGGTCTACGCTCAGTCGAACCGTTCATTTTGTGAACAGTAACGATCAAGCTCGGAATAACGCCTTCCAGACAGAGAGCCTCGATCGCAGCAAGCGTTCGATTCGTATGAAGTCTTGTGTCGTCAGAGGACCGGGCGCGACGTAAGTCACTAAGCTCGTCGGGTCCATCACAGGAGATACCAACTCCAACTCGATACTTCTTAAAAAGTTCGATGTGTTGTTTCGTAATAAGCGTGCCGTTGGTTTGGATCCCATTGCCTCCGAACCTTTCAAATCCAAATGCAAGCACTTCCTCAAGATGCTCAATGGGAGCCAGTAGAGGCTCACCTCCGAAAAGAGTAAATTGATGATTGTGCTTGATAAGTGCTTTTTTGGCTTTCTCCCAATCAGCGCGCGACGACGTATTACCAGCATCCCGCATGGGTTCCTGATAACAGTAATCACATCCAAGATTACACGAGAGATCGACCGGCGTATATTCTATGCTCATGGACCTATGAGAATCGGATAGTCATTGTGTGGCGTATCCCCATGAGCATCTGTATGACCATCCCCATGAGCAGCATCTGTATGCTCGTCCCCATGAAGATAGTCTTGATGAGTGTCACCATGAGAACCATCGCTATGGCTATCTCCATGATCACTATCTCCATGAGAAGAATCATCATGCTGATCCACATGATTCTGGTCAGTGTGAAATGAGTCATTGTGTTCATGGTCGTCATGGAAATCACAATGGAATCCTGGGGCTGGCTGTATGTTACTATCCTGATGATCGTCGTGACCGACTACCTCACCATTCTCAGTAAAAGTGCAGTCTGAATGTTGTTTGTATCCACCCTGAGGCCAATTTGATGGATCATCTCCATGATTGTCCCCATGAGTATCATTGTGAGGAACGTCACCATGAGGAGTATCATCATGCCAATCATAATGACTATCGGAGTGTGGGACGTCTCCGTGTCCGTCACTGTGCGAATCATCACCATGAGAGTCTCCATGTGCATAGTCGGAGTGTGGAACATCAACATGGCCTTGGTCTACATGCGTGTCATTATGCGTAACGACTACAGGTATGTCCACATGGCCGACGAACTTGTTTGTTCCTCCCTGCTTGATCCAAGCTACGAGAGTTCCTTCTATCCAAGCAGATCCTGAGATAGCACCAGTCCTCGGTCCCATGTCTGGGCCAGGAATGTAATACTTGTGCAGTCCATACTCGGATACATAAACGAGGTTATTTCCTTCAATCCATGCAGATCCTGGTTTAGCATTAGGATCTGGGGCAGCACCGGCATGATAGCCAGAGAACCGCCATTCGCGATTCGACGAATCGACATAATGAAACGAGTTTGCCTCTACCCAACACGATCCAGGGAGTTTAGCCATTAGCTCGTCGCGTATTTATCAACACCTACGGGGAGAACAAGTGCGCTCTTGAAATAGCCCTTTCTGAATTGCAGGGCAAATGATCCCACATCGTAGGTATTGTCAGCAGTTGGGGTCACAGAGGTGCTCAGAGTAAGGGCGGTGATACCAGTAATAGAGCCGCCGGTAATAGCCACCGCATTAGCATTTTGTATACCCATCGTGCCAATGCCGAGAGCCGTCCTTGCGGCCGCTGCCGTGTTTCCACCTGTCCCACCACCTGCGACATTGAGCACCACGTCAGAGAAAACCGACCCACCGAATTCCTGCAACTTGACCTGACCCGCTCCCAGTCGAACCATCTTCACAGCTCCTACAGGCGGAGTTGTGGGATTATTCAGACAGAGAGTAATCGCGTCGACGTCACGCTCTTTACACTCAGCCAGGAATACGTCGTATTGAGTAGTCAACTGGGGATTGTCCCAATTTGCCATCTGTCTGCTCCCGAAGCCGAGTGATCTCTGCTGACATTTCCTCGATCTGTTTGTTCTGAGCCTGAATGACCTGATCGAGTTTGTATCTGATCGTATACTGCTCCCCGATGAGCGTATACATTTCTTCGATGGTTACGTTGAGCTGTGACATTAGAGAATCCTAAGTGCTCTCGCATTAACAGTTAGAGTGACACCACTTGTCTGTTGTATTCGAAGTGTCAATCCAACAAGAGCTGGAGCTATAAGATTTCCAGCACTTAAGATAGCGAGTCGAGCAGCAGGGCCATCTGTAAACACAACGCACAGACCTGCATAATTCACCGGATCATTCGCGTTTATGAAGTAATAGACTAGATAGGCACCTAGTCCATTAGGAAAAGCGAAAACGCCCTCAGCAGTCCCACTAGCTACTAACGCTGATCCTTCTATTGATGCGAAACCAGCACCAGTAACTACTCTTCCTCTGAAATTGGCGTCACCAGTAGCCTTCGCAAGAGTAAGAGCTGCCGCAACTCCATACTCATTGATCGAATAGTTTCCACCGATACTTCCTGCCCCCCACTCGTTTGGTCCAGTCATGTCTCGGCTGAGCCACTGAGCATAGTTGAAAGCCAGAGTTTTTAAGGTTTGCTCAGGACCAAGAAACTCATTTTCAACATTCGTGAACGCAATGTTCGGTGGTATCGTAACCACTGGGGGATATGGAGGCAATCTAGCTGGGTCCATAACTCCCTGCGTGATGATAGATGCATCCAGACCCAATGGACTCCAGCTCGCTCCGTTATCGGACGACTTCTCGAAAATCTTCGTTCCTGAATTCCATCGCTGCCACATTAGACGACGCCTCTGGCTTTCCACTCGATCGTCTTGCTCACCCGATTGCCAGTTGTGTCAAAGACATAGACCTTGAAGAATGTAGGATTGGGAATGTCCACAAAGTCCACAATGACAGTGAATGGCTCCGTCGGTGACAAAACTGTAGCTGTAATCGACTCGACGTCCTTAAATGCCTTCGTGAAGTAAACAACAGACCCACCAACGTCTGTGACTAAGGCTGGTGCCTCTCCACCATCATTCTCACGCTTTACACTCAAAGACATGGTAAGATTGAAGAGTCGCATCAGAACTTTATCATTTTCTGATTCGAACTCCAGTCTCACCTTGAGATAACGCATCGTCGGGATGAACTGACTCGCTCCCGGCGTGAATGGCGTGTAGGTGACATTATCAGACGACCAAGACAAATAGGTAAATACGTCGCAATCTCCAGCCGTTATCATCTCCGTATTATACCGAACGACGGCAATGACGTTGCTGAGAACTACTTCGTAGTCTACAATCTCCTCATAAGAAGCTGTTAATTCTGCTGGCTGAATGTAGATCGGATAGCCAGCTGTGACCTGATCTTCCGGGTCGAGCCAGAAACGACTTGTGAAATGAACCTGCCAATTCTGAAATGCTACACAGACAAGTATGGACGGCCCAGCCCTACGAAGCCCATTAACCAAAACTCCATTGAGCGAACTAACATGCTCATCCTGTAGAACGTAGTCTGGAGGCTGATTAACTACTAGCTCAACCTCTGAAACAGATCCTACGTTATTGGCAATATCGACGGGGACGATGCCATACTTATAGGTGCCGGAAACAACTTCGAAGAAAGATAAGAAGGTGCTTCTGGTCGTCCCTTGAAAGACACCGTCCCGGTAGATGCTATAGAACTCAATGTTGAATGAGCCAATGATCGGATCAGTCCATGCCAGCAAGATATTATTGTCAATGACCGAAGCATTGATGATTGTCGGTCCAGGTGGGATTACGTTGACGACAACAGTATCTTCTAACTCTGAATAGATTCCCTGATCATTGATGCTCTTGATTCGATACGTCCCAACTAGGCCAGTGAAAGGATTAACGTCAACACTGGTAGAGGCTGTCCTGACTACGAAATCGCTGGAGTCCCAATTAACAGCTCCAAATCGAATCTCATAGAGAAGAATGCCAGAAATCGAAGGGCGGACCCATGACAGACGAATGGTCGTGCCAGTTAGGACGTAGTCGAAATCATACGGAGGTTCGAGTAAGACTGAAACTGCTACACGCTCGGCAAGAACCCTAGTAATTGGCGAGATCGATCGAGTAACTAGACCGACCTGCTCAGCCAATATCACCAGGGCTTCATAGAGCTTTGGATCCTCGATGTGCCGACCACGAATGATCGCAAGAGCCTGCTCGGACCTATCCTTAATGATGGGCAGACCTAGAGCTATGAGGGCTGTGTTATCGGACATTACGCCGGCTCCTCAACCCACCATGCAGAGTGATAGATCGTTATCCTCGTGATCTTGAATTTTTCTCCATAGGCATCCACAGAACCCTTCAGACGTCCTTTTTGACTCTGAACATTGAATTCGGACTGTTGAAATCTCCCAGGTGTTGGAGTCAGAACGACAGAAGGAATATTCGAGACGACCGCATCATCCAACCCCGAGAACTGCATGTCGATCGCGCCATTCCCAAAAGCTCTTAGCCGAATCCCACCGAAGTAATTGACGGCTATGCTCTCCTCGATCCCAACATATGCTGTCTGGAACGTAGGATTGGGAATGACTCTGAGATCATCTCCCACCGCATCAGGATCAAGGTAATAGATATTGGCAACGAGAGAGCCTAACTTGAAGACTGGCTCACCATCGTCATCCACATCAATTCCAATGCTGGATGGCACATAGCCATTGAACGTCCAGAGAGACCATCGGACGTCCTTTACTGTCATTCCATTTGAGAAATCACAGTATGCGATCACATTGGGAGTCACAGAACCATCGATCGGAAGGAGAACGTATATGACCTCGTTGATCGCGTCGAGTGAGACTTGAATTTTCGAAAATGCTGTTTTCGTAATTCTAGCCCAGACGTCATCAATCTTCTCGGACAGAACATTCGCGAAAGTCCCATCGTAGGCAATCAGCCCCTTCTTGGATGCGAACACATATCTATCGACAGTGTTTCCTTCCTCATCCATGATAGCAGCGACACCAAAGACAGAAGTTCCTATCCCCGACTCAATCGGCCCCGTGACCTCCCAATAGACTGGCTCATTGCCATTGTTTGCTGTCGAATAGACTCGTGAAGACTTGTGAATCATCAACGTCGATCCACGATAGGCGACGCAATTCTTCACTCCTCCACCAGCAGTTGGCTCGACTTCGATTCCACCTTCGATCAACGAAATAGATTCAGGCTCGCCAGCCTTGGAAATGTATACGGACGATGGCTCCGTGTTAGGTGCCCACCCAACGAGTCCACCCGCGAATGTCGTGAATCCCAGAACAGCCGGGATCGTTGTCATCTCATCCTTGAGATAATCTGCCGATCGGACCAACTGTGAATCATAGAATTCGAATTCGGCTTCCGTTTCCACATTGTTGAAAACAGAGTAATTCTCAACAAAGAAAAGTTCTGGCCCTTCCTGATCCCCATCGAACTCGGGGATAACTCTACTCGCCAAAATGTGGCGCGCAACAGTGCCGACCGGGCCAATCGGCAAATTGAGTATCTTTCCCTTGAATCCACCAGTGACTACGTATTGAGCGTATGTGGTAGGACCGGGCTTGGTTATGAATCCACTGTCTGTCTCGTAAGCCACAGCAATGAGGTGCATCCCCGGCTCGATGAATCCAGCATTGACTGAATCAATGACTCCGAGATCAAACCCTGATGGAGGGTTTCCTCCTGCCAATCGAGCCGGAACTCCAGATCCCTGATAGAGCCAGATGAACTGACCTGCCATTCCCACGATACCATTATGAGGAGACAGATAGGCTCTGTCATTCATAACGATCATGGAGAAGTCGAGCATTCCAGGTATTTCGAGAAGGACTACTCCAGGGAATAGAGAGTCAAATATCTTTCCAGTATTATCAAGATAGATAACTCTGTCAGCTTGGCCCTCAATCGAATACGGGAAGAACCGACGCACGCCTGTTGGGACAGCAAGAGAGATACTCGTCCCGTAACGAGTCTCAAATCCCCCATTGATATAACGGAGATTATTGGCTATTTGGAAGTGGTCTGTCGGGGTATTCTCCGCTGGTCCACGATTCCATAAACCGTTAAAATCCGTGATATGCGTAGGCGTCAGTTCTTCGATCATTAGCCCAGCTTTGGATACTCGATCTCCGCCGTCACCACGTCGCCAGTGACACCAGCGACATACGCAGCGGCAGCGTGCTCGACACCGGCGCTGTAAACGAGAACCTTGCCAGTCGCACGATCAAACTTGAAATCATGCGTCCCTTTCCCTTCGATCCGAGCGAGAATGGGATTCTTCGTCGTTCCGGGCTTCACGATGCCAGTGGGAACTTCTCCACCAGCGACGTAATTGCCTGTGAACGCCAGAGTTCCAACGATCCTGATCGAGCGAAGACCAGGAAGGTCATGTGTCTTCGTGAAAACTACCGCCATCTGTAACCTCTCCTTCTGACCGGTCGGTCCTGCAACCTCTTGGTCAATGCACTGATGAGAAGCCGCTTGAAATACTCAGCACGACCTCCAGCGGCATTCCCTCGTGCTGTTGCACTACCTCCGAAATTTGATGCAAGAGCTGCCGTTTCCGCTGCCAGGAATTGCTTCGCGTTTGGAATTTCGATGACTGAGTTGGCTGCTGTGATAGCGTTGAGAGATCGGAGATATCGGAGCTTGACCTGTCTCTCAGTAGTAGCTCCAAGGATCTGAATCCTTCCCTCACGAAAGACCCAAGTCTTGAGCTTTGTCTCAGGTTCGGCGTCTGGCTCCCAGCTGACTTCTTCCATCTGCTCGAATCTATGCTCCCCAACTGCCCTCTCGTCGAGATACATGGGGAACACAAAATCGTCCGGGAGGGTAATCTCACGCGCTCCAGGTTCAACGGTGATAATGGATGCGATCTCGTGAAGTGGGGGCAGATCATTGCTCTCCAACTCAGCCTGCAATACCCCAATAGCCGATTTGAGATAGGGCAGTAAGATCGTATAGGGCCATCGAGCCTTCGCAGCATCATTGAGATAGACAGCTGCCGACTCATCCATCACATCTGATGCTAAAAGTATCATGCTTCTGGTGCTCCAGTAACTGTCCCAGGTAAGACACCATCAGTCGATAGCTTTTCCAGAATCCTCTTATTCAGAGATTTCGTCGTGAAGTTTCCAGTGTTGACGAACTTGATGAAATCAGCCGCTTCCTGTCCTGTGTAAGCATGGCTATGAGGAATGTTGTTATTATCCCTCAAATTGATCATGACAATAGCCGGCGGGTCATCGGGGCCACCTTCCACACCAAACGTCGTAGACACGATGCGAAACTTGGATTTGGTTATCCCCGGAATGACCACCGGCTCTGTCAGGGCAAGTTCTTCCATGCTAGACCTTTTCCATCGCTTCGACCATCTCGCGATACCGAACCATGTCGATGATTTCTCGACAGACTGGGCACTTCACCGCTCCGAATGGGACTTCCGACTTGCAGTAGACGCAAGTGTTATCGGAATCACCTGTCCGGAGAACCCAAGGACGAGAGACAGCCAAACGTGTGGCTGCCATCCTCTGAAGATGAGAAACCGATGAGTGCCGGTTCGTGCGCGAGAAGGTGTCGTCGGCGATCTTGACCAGCTCTTCAAACCACCTAAGCTGCTTCTGCTCCGAGCTGAGAACCATCTCCCCGAACAGGCTACGGATAACCCCCTCATCCTCATACTGTCCCGGCACCCAGAACAAGCCAGGCTCAGCAATGTCGGGGATTCGACCAATGTGTCCTCGCTGGAAGTCTCCAACGATTGATTCGGCGACAACGTCAAACGGGACGCGCACCTGAGTCTGGATGTCGTTCTTCGTCTCCTGGTAGTAGACGCTGTCACCAATCGGCAAGAATGCCAAACCCTTAGTCGGTGCAGCCGGAATCACGAAGTAACCAGGATACAGACCGGGTTTTGGCTCCGAGATTTCCTCTGGAAATAGCGATACGATTGTAGCTCCCTGCTGATATGCCATTAGATCTCACCCTTCGTTCCCCCAATAGTGCCGGGGATGATTACTTTTTCTGCTTCCCTCTCATAGTTCTTGGGAACTGTCACGACTGCGTGTGGATCAGTAAAGAGCCACGATCTATTCTCATCATCCAGAACATCCTTGAAATAGGAGACCGATTCGTCGAAGAGCTTCTTATCCCTCTCCGTCAGAATGTTCATCAACTCTCTAGGATTGTGTGGATGACGCTGCGCGTAGATAACGATCTCGCACACACGGAATAGTGGTTCGAGTGGTTCCTGATTTTGAGAGAGAAATGGATACATAATTTCATAGTGTCCATTCCTGCTTTCCGGTATCTCCAAAACAGGACAGTAGAGAAAAGTTTCCAGAACCCAGCAGTCGGGAAAGTGCGGATATTTCGGAACTTCCAACTCACCAGTCTCCTCTCGGAGAAAGATGTGCTGCATATAGTAAACGTGATAAGTCCCAAATCTGCGCTCTGTCTGAGAGGTTGACCAAGAGATTCTATACTTGGGACGTCCTTTGACAACGTCTCTCCCGTAACGAATTTCGAGAATGTGATTGATGGCACGAGCTTCCTGCTGCCAGGGTGCGATATGAATTTTTCCAGCCGGATCTAATGATGGCATTCTGTATAAATGGGGGATGAGTTATTAGCCCATCCCCCGGCCGGATTAGTAACCCGCCGGCACTGTCAGGCCGTAGATGTAGGCGATCTCGGCCGGATTGCGAACGAAGTAGTTGAACGACGCAGTGATGTAGAACACCTGCGACGTCGCAACTCCACCAGACGCGCCCCGGATCTCGAAGATACGCCGACCATCAACGGTGTAGAATCCCGGTGAGTGCATTTCTGCACGTCCCCAGGCATCGTTGGCGATGAAGTCGATGCGGGTCTTGTCCCACGAGAAGTGGGTCTTGATGGGAACTCCCGCGATCGTCATGTTCTCGCCGAAATAGAGATCGAGCTTCTCTCGACCACTCGCCGGACGATTGATCACGGACATCAAGTAACCAAGCTCTTCATACGCCACGAGCTGTGCCGGATGCATCCATGCGGTGACTTTCTTCCCCGCACCCATTCCGACACGATCTCCGACCTTGTTCATCGCAAGGCGAGCATGAGGAAGGGCCAATCCACCAGCCGCGTTGACCGAGTTCGCGCGGATCTCGGGGGTGAGCGCTCGATCGAAACCGAGCCAGAGTCCCGTCGAAGCGGATGAATGGTGGTATGGAACCCCAAGCAGCGATGTCGGCGGAGTCGCGACGACGCCAGAAACGACGATTTTGTCGCCGTTTGCAACGCCCGCGACGTCCGCAAACTTGATCTGCTTGTCCGGCCCAGAGTGATACGTGATCGACCTCTCACCGGCAGCCGTCCGGTTCGTCGTGAGGGTCGAGTTGTAGATGTTGATGGGCTGACCGTAGCGCAGCAAACGCGCTCCGAAGCCGTCCGATCCCAGCGTTGCAGTCGTCACGCCCGCGGCTGACGAGAACGCTGAAATGGTCCCGAGCACACCGTCTCCTCCCTGCATCGACAGGGAATCGACGTTACGACGGAACTCTGCCATTGACGTTGCCAATAGATGACGCAGGGTGTTGACGACAGCTTTGCGCCTGTCATCCGTCGCCCACTCTGCCCGCTTCGTCCACTCCACGGCATGCCGCAGATTGACCGTGTTGATCACGGCCTTGTCGAAGACTGGGCCCTCGCCGCGTCCGAGATCGCCGCCGTCAGAATCGAAGTGACCGAACTTTCCACCCGGTCGCAGTTCGAGTGGAATACGCATGTCCCTCTCCGAGACGACCTGGACAGGCCGCTTCGAAATGAAGGAATAGAACGTATCCTCACGCTCGAACAGAACAGGAATGGCTCCGCTGTCGTCCACTCTCTCGAGTTCTGCGCCGACGACCTGAATGGCTGTCATTGCCATGAGGTCTCTCCTATCGCCTCCCCTTCAGTGTCGCCTTGCCGCTCAGCACATCCATGTCAGAAGTTCTGTTCCAGTCGATATTTCGGGGACTGGTATCCCGAATTGTCTTCGGACGTGACGGGCTTCCGTGACCATGCGGCCTTGGAGGTGGCTCGTTGCTTTCTCTCGGCTGACCGTTACCCCTCGCCTCAACCTTGAGTTTGTTTTCCTCTCTGACCTTTCTTGCGTGTTTGGGCAACACCTGTTTAGCGCGCTCCAGATACGCGGAGGTGATTCTGGACGTGTGCCCTCTCGCATATGATGCACGTCGTGCATTCGACCAGAGCCGATCCATACGACGCATATGGTTCGGATCCCCAGTCAAATCCGCATCAACGAGTCGGGTAAGCTCGCTGATGAGTGCTCGACGTAGCGTTGGCTGTAGCTTGTTGTTCGGATCAATCTCGCGCTCGATGAGTGGGGACAGCCCAGTCATGATCTCGGTATTGACCGAACTCTGCGTCTCTCGGTATCGAGTCGTCTCGAACTGATTTTTCTTGTCCTCGAATTCCTTTTCACGAGGATCAGGACCAGACTTGGCAACTCCTGGAACTCCATCCCGGCCCATGAAAGTCCGCCAGAAATGCAGCGCCGAGTGCTCGAGATTTTTGTTTCCATCCCGACGACCCTTTGCGAATGCAGCGGTCACAAAGGCAGTGATCGGCTCGTCGATGATATCGTAGTAGAGTTCTCGGTTCTTCTCTTCCAGGGCGGGCAGGATATTCTTTGCCAGTCGAGCCGCGGCAGCCGGGTCAGCCTTCGCTACTTCGTCGTAGAGGAATGCGAAATCCCCCCGATCGACGAGTGCATCGGAAATCTGAGAGAAGCTGTCCTGAACGTCAGCGGCTTCCTGCGCTTCCTTTGGCGACGTGAAGATGTTCTTGAACTGAGAATGCTCTGCGATGGCGACGCGCACCTCTGGGTGCTTCTTGAAGATGTCGGGATAGTCCTTCTTGAGGCCGCGGATAGATGGAAGCTTCGGACCTTTGGCCTCTACTTCTTCCTCATCTTCCTTGTCGACCTCCTCGTCTATCTCGTCTTCTTTTTCTTCCCCTTCTTCGGTGTCGTCAGGTTGTTCTTCGTCGACGTCGTCTTCATCAGATCCTTCATCGGATCCCTCTGCTTCTTCCCCTTCGTCCTCATCTGCATCACCTCCGAGTTCGTCAATGTCGTCAGCACCGACACTGGGAACTTCTGGGAGAGCCGTTACATCAGACCGACCACCACCGTCTCCATCAGCAAAGAATGGACCTACAACCTTAAACATTATGCTTCTCCACTTTCGACGCCGGCTGGCGCCTCTACTTTCCCAGGAGCTTCACTCCCAGATCCCTCAGGACTTTCTTCACCACCCGGCCCACCGAGAAGTCCCTGCTTCATTGCCTGCATCATCTCTCCCATCTCATGGGCCTTGAAATGAGCAATGCAATTCTGGAAACCAATGGGATTTTCCTTCTTGATCTGCTGTCCAACTTCTGAGATCAAGAAAGACTGAATGGTCTGCTTGTGAATGGCGTGGTTATCCAACTCCATGTCAGGCATGACAGACGGCATGAACTGAGGCTGTCCAGTCATGGGGTCCATCCCACCGGGCATGGGCTGACTTGCGAGCAATTCGATAATTTCGTTGAGCTGCTTCGATCTGTCGTCGTCTCCCGGAATATAGAAGTCGTCGAATCCCAAAAGCATCGCCACGTTACCAGAATTCTCTGGATGGAACACAGCCGAATTGACTTCGGGAATTTCCATCTCCAAGAGCTTCAGCATCAGATCGCGCTTCTGGACATTAGAGATTGGGAATGTCTCTGAAGTCTCTGCGACGACCTCTCCGATCTTTCCGGTCATCTCAGACTTACGAATCCACACATTGATGAATCCCATCTTGCCATGAGGCTTGACGAAACGCTCATCGTAGCGCAGATTCTTGAGATAATCCTTGGTCGCCTTGGTCATCATGTCAGTCCAGCAAGAACTGACGACACGCCAGGTTATTTGGAGTCGCTGGAGCGCTTGCGCCCGCGACATCTCATATTCCTTAGCTGTGCCCGAACCAGACGATATCGCACCGCCATAGATAGACGGAAAAGCTCCAGAAACGAACTGCCCGAATTCTTTGAGTTCTCCGGAAAAGTATCGGACTTCCTCGGAAAGTGTCGACGGCTTCGTTTCATGAATGAGATTGCCAATGGTCTGGCCTGCTGGAACCTTGACTGGATACATTGCTCCAGGTGCGACGCGAGAATCCTTGTATTTCTTCAGATTGAGCAGATCTGAATCTGCCATCATCATCGGCGTGCCATGCTCGATGTTATCAATCGTCATCGTGACTAGTTCATTCGTTAATTCCTGAACTGTCTTCAATGACTTACCAAGAGCTTGGCACAGCAGATGGGGCGAAGTCGGTGATGTAGAGATCGTCCAATGATCGTCCATGTCCTCGTTGTGCGCGTGAATGAAGTTATCACCCGCTTGGACGAAATAGACACCATCGGGGAACTTGGCTAGAAGGGACTCACGGATGGCATCATCCTCGATCTCCTCCAATGCCCAATTACGAAGCCATCGCTGTCGAACCGTGACCAGTGAAGTCTCGCCATATCCCCGATCATTCGAGAGATTGCGCGCCCAACGATCGTATTTCTCCTCGTCTCTCGTTGGATCTACCAGTTCTCGAATATCAGGGACCGATCCTTTGAACGCCGAAATGATCGCTCCGGGCGACTGCTCCGTGTCAAGCGTGATATAAGGGCATTCATCCTGAGAAGTAGCACGATGAGGAATACGGAAATAGAGAGGAGAATAAGCTTTGATGTCCTCAGTAATCCGTGGAACTTCTTCCTGACCGACAATCCCTGGAACTTGTTGTGGTATCTCATCAACGTCTGGTTGTCCTTGATATCCGCACGTAGGGCAAGTCGATCCCATCGCACCGGGCTGCATGTCTGTCCCACATTCAGGACAGTAAGTCTCCTGTTGCATCTGCTGAACCATCCCCGGAATCGGCTGGACTACCGTTCCGAGTTTGGGATCAGTTCTTGAATAATTGTAGAAACCGACGACTCCCTGATTCCACATAATATAGAGAGACCTAATAAGAAGCAGAGGAGCTTTGTTCCTTCTCTGCAAAAGTTCGGCCGCTCTGGAGTAGACTTTAGATGTAGACACGTCTGCTTGCGAATCAGCGTCGTCAGGGAAGAACTTGGTTCCTGGAATACCCGACGCCATAGCCGCAATGACGGATTCTCCATGAGCTTTGTAGATGTTGACGGTCCTTGGTTCAAATCCTTCGAGGTCGAGATCGTCATTCTCGATTCTCATGTAGTCTTCGATCGGTCGCCAATCCTGAGCTGTCTCCGACCAGACATTGTGCTGGTTATCATTCCAGAAGTGCTCCATCAACTTCCATTCACGGAGCATCGTCTCCCGAAATTCCTCCTCAGCCAGCTCGTAACCATCGACGAGAGCCATCAGTGCATTCTGCTCGTCTTTATTCAGACCTCCACGCAGAGGTTCCGAGTCGATCTGAGCAGGCGCACCGACAGCTTCTGGATTTTCATTAACCAGTGCAGCCTGCTCTTGCTCTGCCAACGACTCAGGATCGCCTTCGTATGGTTGATCCATCATTAAAATCCGTGTCCACAGTTATTGCAAACCTGTTCATTCCATGAACGCTTACAGCTCGGGCAGCGTTTGGGCTTTATGGATCGTTCTGGACGAATATAGACCTTATCGACCGAAGATTTCACTGGATCCAAACAACCCCATTGCCGAGCCATCGCGTCTGCAATTCCTGTATAGGTTACTGACCGTCTATCGCCCCTGTAAGGACCAGAGGCAATGTTCCGAATCCGCTCGAAATGCGTGTGGGAGAAATCCTCAGTCTCAACTAGCTTCGGGAGATTCTTCAACCACAAACAAGTCGATTTCTGCTCTCCATCCCCGAACATATAGGGCTGGATTATCTGATCGGGTTTTCGTATGCGTGTTGAGATAACTCCAACTGGATTCTCAATGGCAATTCGACCGACATTTGCCGTCATTAGGGCAGCCACGAAGAGGAGGGCATCCTCCTGCTCCTCTTTTTTGTCCTTGAAATACCTCGCCCCACTGACACATAAGTGCGTGCAGGGCGGAAATGCGATGAAAAGATCCCAACTATCGCGTAATGCGACCGTAACATCGCCTTCAATATGTCTGCCAGGACGCCGAGTCGGTTTGAAGTCACAACTCCAGGCTTCATGACCTAATTCATTGAAGGCATCACGAACCTTACCCGAAAATTCACACCCTACAAGAACTTTCATCGCATCGGGACGTTGACAATTCCTGCAAAGTTAAGGAGATAGATCAGGACGAAGATGATCGCTACCACTCGGATGATCGTCTTGATCGGAGGACTCATCGGGACGTAGGTTTCCACAATGTAGAGCACAACGCCGATGATGATGAGCACTATCAGCACTGTAATCATTTGTCATTCCCCGGTTGACCGATCTTAATTCGCTTGAGTCTGACCGAAACATCGGTCAATGGACGAACGAATCCACATTTCAGTGGAGTATTGTCGGGTAATGCAGCCCACGGCCCACCGACAAGAACAGAATACTCAAGTCCCAGCCCATCATCAAATCGAACTGGCGTGCATGGAACTGAATAGACTACTCCTGTAACGAGCAGAAGCTCCATCCCGATCGGAATCTGGACCATCGGCATGGGTTATCTCACGACGCGCGATCCGATGCCAGTGCCACCCTTGGTGCGCTTCTTGTGCTCTTCCCAGCGAGGATCATCGGGATCTCCTCCACGGATTTCTTTGATCCCCTCTTTGTCGAATTTCATTCCGTCGTAGGTCTCGCCAGCCTTCCGACGTCTCTCCCATTCTTTCTTGTAGGGAGCTTTGGATTCGGATACAGACTTCAACTTACCAATGACAAGATTTTTCTTCTCATCGGGCAGATTGATGTCCTTGCGAGCCTTGTTGTATGGAATGGATCGACCAGGCCTTGTCGCGTAGGCATCCAGATCGTTGTCGCCAGGTTTCATCGGTGGCTTCCTGTATTGGTCGCCGGCCTTGTTTTTCGGGTCTTCATAGACAACATCGTCGTCCTCTTTGACAACCCGAGACCCAGCACCATTGCCAGGAGACTTAACCTTCTTCTTGAACTGCTGGAGTGCGGCTTTGATTCCCATTGTCAATCCCTCGAGAAAAGAGATCGCTTCTTCGGCGAAGTCTTGAGGACAAACTCACGAGCGACGGACTTAGACGGCGTATCCACGCCCTTTGGTGTCGCCCCGTGGAGAGTCGCTTGCATCAACCTGTATTGCGCTTTCGACTTGGCCGGCATTGCTATCCTCCGCGGGAACCTGTTCGATCGTAGCTTCCCTCTGTCTCAACTCGAATTCCTTAACGCGTCGTGACGCCTCAGCGAATGACATTGGCTTGGTTCTGATTGGTTCGGGCATTTCTGTCGAATCGACCCGACCCGCACCTTTTTGTGCGGCCAATATCTGATCCATCAGTCGATCATTAACGTCATGCGCTCGCTGTAGCTCGAACTCCAATCGTCGAATGTAGCTGGTATACAGCTCTTTCTCATTATCGACGACCCGGTCGCCCCCGATTGAAACGAGGCGAATGGTAGATGCGCGTGGGTTGGTCCACAGATTTGTTATCCTTTTCAAACTTCTCCATAGACCTGTAATACGAAGTCTGGTCTCCTGTCCGAGCCAGATTATCCACGATCCTTCCTTCAGCCACCAGCTTCTCAAGTTCTGCGTCTGGCGACCCAAGGAGGTCTTCAATGGCGTTGACTCCGTATCGAGTCTCGTCGTAGGCGTCGTCTCCGTCGAATTCTCTGACATCTTCAGGATTCTTTCCAGCCTTGCCAGGATCGTTATAAGTGCATTTCGGAATTATGTCTATCGTCTCAGAGCAATGCCTGAAAATAAAGAGCTTCGGGAGATTCCCTTCAGGTCTTTCGGGCTGGAACATCTCACGGTAATCCCGGAGTCCCTTCGTCCCATAGATCCTGAAGATTCGATTCGCAACGTCTTCATCATATCCTTCGGGCGGCACATATCGTGCGGGCCTTGGAGCCCATCGGAGGAATTCATGTAGAAGCTGCTTCCCTGCAATTCGATCATTCGTGGCCTTCTCAATAGATCGGAACTGTGAGGCCTGAACGAACTGCTCCATCAGTGTATGCTTCTCACCTCGCGATGCCCATGCTGATGGGTCGAGAACTACTCGACGAATCGGCTCGCCCGCACTGAGTCTTGCTACATCCGCTCCCCAGATGGCGATCTTATCTTTCGACGTGTATTCTCGATACTTGAACGCCTGCCGACCAGGAGCGATTGCATACCATCCAGCGATTGTCTTGGCCTTCAGGTCAGGGTTAATCCCACCCCAGTCGATCGCTAGGACACGCGGCCAGAATCCAGGAATTCTAAACGGGTCGATAACATGCAGAGCGTGCGCTGGTTCCCCGATGAGATGATCTGTCCTGAACTCACTGAAGACCTGGCCAGCGAATACCCACCAATCTCCTTCGACCTTTGCTTTGTATTCAGCCGGGGGCAATCTCCTCAACCTATTGATGTAATTCGGATCGTTCTTCATCAGGTATGGGTTATCTGTCAACCTTGCCCTGACGAAAGCTCTGTAGGTGCGCGTTAGTTCGTCATAGATTATCGTATCCCCGAAACCATCCCTATCCGGTTCAACGAATAGTTTACGGACCCACGCATGTCCAATGTTTCCGGGATTGGAGGCACAACGGACGCAGGCTGGGAGTTCTGGGATTGTGCTTCGCACTCGTGAGCCGACGATGTAGGTGTATTCTCCCTCCTCGAAGTGGGTAAGCTCGTCGAAGGCAGCATAATGAAACTCAGCAGTATCGTGGCTTCGTGCATCTGCCATTGACTCCAGATAGCTGAACTTAATCGACGCTCCACTTGAGAACTTCCAGATGTGATCAGTCGCGTTGTAAATCCCACCCTCGGCCTTGTAGATTTCCTCCGATCGAGGGATAAGAGATTCCTTCAACTCGGGCATTGTCCGCCGGAAGATGATCCCTCTGAAATTCTTGTTCTTATGCCATCCCATTAGGATGGGGATTAAGACCAGTAATTCAGACTTGCCACCTCCCACCGCTCCACCATAGAATGCCTCGAAGACCTCCCATGGCAAGCTGAGGAATTTCTCTTGGCGCGGGAAAGGTTTCCACGATCGCCTTACGCCACCCTCAAAGTATTCGATCTGAAGGGGCATCTATGCAGGCTCGTAATTCTCCTCGAAGAACTTTGCAGCCACAACCCATTGATCCGTGTGATCCTTAGGATTGCGCGCGATCATGTCTCCGAGTTTGGGCGATCCTGCCAGTTGATCTGGGATGCTTACGGAGATTGCGTCCATGCTCTCACCCTCGACATAGGGCCGCATCTCCTGGAGCTGCTTCTTACGATACAGCTGGAACATCATACCTCCAATATTCGATTGTCAAAGAACGTCGGTCGTTTCGACACTAAACGCGCGCAGCCCTGTGTCAGTGCGGCCGGGCTGAAACTGAACCTTATCGCCTGGAGAAAGATTGCGAAACTGCTTCGAGAATTTCGTCAGCTCAGACCAATGAAAGAAATAATCCCGACCGTCGGTTCCTTCTATGAAGCCGAATCCCTTATTGAGCCGGACGATCCGCCCGTCTAACCTCCTATCTTCCTTGATTATCTGCTGAGTCTGTTCCATTAGATCCATCCGATGGCAATTGATTTACGTATTTGACGTTGAATGCGTCAAGAGGACGACGCTCAGGAGCGTAGAGATGAAGATGGGAAGTGCGCTCATCATGGAGATGCTCACCCTTGTTGATCGTTCGATCTATAACAGAACTTAACTGATTCGCCATCTGTGCGGCCAATCGAGCTCGATCTTTCGGGGCGATGTGTTCGAGATTCTCCTCACTGATGAGATTGAGGGCAAGTAGGATCTTGTCCTGCGCAGCATCTCTTACTCGACTCAATCCTGCATAGATTGAGTCCCGGATCTTCTGATTCCGAGCCAATCGTTCTTCTGGATCAGCAAGTTCCCTGATCCCTACACGAGCTAGAACGCTCGCATATCCAGGACTGACATTCCCAACTTCTGCCGCAGCCTCTGGACCTGCCACGATGCAAGTCGCAGCCACCACAGCTCGCATATCGTCATCGAGCAATGGCTTGTCGCGAGCCGATCCATCCTTGCGAAATCGTGCCGTGTCAAAGCTAACAGCCTTGCTGTCAGGACTGACAGGAGAAACCTCATCATGAAGCTTCAGTCTTGAAATTACATCATGATCGATCGAAGCTCGCTTGTCCAATTCTTCTCTTGAAATGAACATGGCTATTGCACGTATTCTTTGAATTTGGGATTGTTCACGATATTCAATTCAGGTTTGTGCGCCTGAATCATCTCGAACTCAAAGTTCCTCATGTCAATCCCTGACTCGAAGAACCAAATGTGAACTTCATCCGTGTCTCTGAGCTGATCCTTACGACCATTCCCAAAGATGTGATGCCCACCCAACCGAGTTAAAGGCGACTCTGTGCATCCAACATAAATGTAAACTCCTTCTCGCATTACTGCATAGACGAGTTTCCACTTTTTGATAGAGCCTGCCTTTAATGTCCAGTCAGGTGGTTCCACGGGCCTCTAGGGTAACATGATACGGACGCGAAGTCAACCCCCCTTTTTATTGATGGAAAAAGTGTTCATCGAATGAACGGTTAGTCTGGGGTCATGTCTTGCTTCCCATAGATGAGGCTCATTTTCATTAGGAAAGTCTATGCTATCTACCCGTTGCGTGATGGATGCTCCGCATGGGCGGGGACGCATGGGACCCGTCGCAGCGAATATGGGATGGAAGTAATGCCCTTATCTACGGGATAGGGATGGAAGTAATGCCTTACGTCCATTACGCAAGACTACGTAACGCGTTACGCCAGGTTGCGTAACGTCTGTTACAGGGTGTAACAGTTCAGGGTAGAGAAAAGGCCGCCCGTTTCCAGGCGGCCATCGATCTAGCGGTTAGCGACGTCCGTAAACGTCTACGTGTGAACCGTGGTCGACCGCGACGTTGCGCGGGGTGCGCATGCGGATCGTCGTTGTCTCGCGGATCGTGGCGGCAATGGGATCGCCCAGTTCCACCATACGGCCCATGCTGTTAGGGCCAGTCTCGAAAGCGCCCGCAACGTCTAGCGCAGTCGCGCTCGTCTCGAAAGTCAGTGATACGCGGGTGCGGGTGTAGGGCTTGCCAGTCAGTTGCATTGTCTTAGACCTCTTGTCTGTTGTGAATGTGGGCGGCACCCGGAATGAGTGCCGCCCCGTGCGATGAGTCTATTCGTCGTCGTCGTCCGCGAGCGCCTTCGTCGCCTTAGCGATCGCCTGCTCCCGCGTATACTTGCCGGGCTTCGCCTTCTGAATGTCGTTGGCCATTTTCTCAATGGCTTTCTCTGGGCCTTCAGCCGCGCTGCGCACGCGCTGTGAAGTGCGACCACGCGCTGCGAGGTCTGCGCCGTAGAGCGCAAACTTTTCGAGCGAGGGCTTGCGGGTATCCGGCACCGAGGGATCATCCTCTTTCATCGGAGCGCGGAGATTGCCGCTCGCGATTGCCAGAAGCGCCGCCCAGACCTGCTTTTCGGTCTTCACGTTGTCGCCAAGCG